CCCAATCTGCATTATCTATGATTTCTTGTTGGAGATCTTCATCACCTGTTTTCCACTGTGCTAATTCTTCTTCTGTTAGCACATACTCTTCCCATCTGTAATTTGAGTAATTTACATTTCTTGTTAATTTTGCCATATTATTCTACTACAAATTCATTATTAAAAATTTCTTGGATTTCAAAAAATTCATCTAAAAAGTCTTTAGTATATAAAAATACATTTCCTTTATAAACAGAATTTTCAACGTATCTTTGTTTAAAGGGTTGTTTTTTTAATTTTGCATAAGCATTAACTTTTAATCCTGTCCCGTCTTTATCTGCGTGACCTTGGTAATCATAAAGTGACATCATAACTATTTGGTTTTTAAATTATTATTATAAAAAGGATTTTTAGTAAGAACATGACCACAAGAAGTATTATATTCTGATATTATTTCTAGCTTACATTCTTGTATAGCATCCTTAGTGTCTTGACCGTGGGATCTATGAAAGTAATCATCAAAGGCTATATATTTGGGGTTGAAAGTAAGTGCTATTTTTGTGTCTCTAAGAATTGCCTCTCTTGAGTGGTCACCATCAACAAAAATTAAATCATACTTATTTATATACTTAGATTTAACTGTGGGGAGAAGAGAATGATCATATGAAGTATATGTAAATCTATTTGGGTAATATTTAGTTAAATACGTAGTAGATTTTAATACTTGCATTTCAGTTCTAATATCTACACTATGTAAAGATGCCTTACTATTTTCTAACCACATTAAGGCACTTGCCCCCCTATTAAACCCTAATTCTAATATAGAGGTTGGTTTTGTTCTCTTACAGATATCTTTAATAGAGGAAAAAGATTCATAATCTAATTCTCCTGTTACCTTAGGTGAAAGAATACCGTTAATTAAATGGGTAAAGTTTTCTTCAGTTAAACTCATTTTTTTATTTGGTTTTTAATTATTAATATGTTTTTTAACTATTTCTTTAAATTTTCTTACATTATGGATAACATTTAAATAATCAACTTTTCTAAAGTCAATATCAAAAAAATCATTCATATTTGCTTTTGGTTTTGTATTTAAACCATTATCATCATACCAGATACCTTCTAAAGCAGCCATTACTGGATTAGAAGTATCAATTGATTCTATTCTTGGGTTATTATCATACCAACTAAATTCTTGTGGTATCGAACAACCTAATAAATGGAATTTAATATTTTTTAGTTGATTTAATTTAAATAAACCTTGCACAAATCGTACTCTACCTAATGCTTTTCCCATATCTGGGTTACTATGTGGGAAGAAATCATTATACCAAGTAGCACCATAGGATACACATAATTTTTCATAACCTAACCCAGCTAATAGATTAGCACATAAATATGCTTCGTTTTTATTTTCACCCTGGATTACAGCTGTAAGTTTAGTTTTTTTAGGATATTTAAATTGTTTCCAATATTTAGCTTGAGCTGCTGTTTTATGGCAATCCATCCAAACATCTGGTACTATAAATTCATTGGGTTTTAATTCATTAACCCAATATTTTAATCTATCATAATCATACGCTTCTCCTAATTCATGAAGTGAATTATCCATAATAACATAACGTCCTTTATCTCGGGCATTTTCAAAATACTTTAGATATTCTTCATCTTGGTCTAAAAGATGAGGTAAACAATAATCATAATCATTAAATTCAGGTGATGCTGTTAGTAAACATCTAGGTACTTCGTGTGATACTTTCATTTATATAACTTTTTTAGGTCGTCCTCTACGCTTTAAAGGATAAGGCATATGGACTATTTTGTATTTATCTTCTATAATATAATAAAGATCTATCAGGGAACCACTACATTTTAACATTTCTTCCTCAACTTGTTCTCCATTGCATCTAAAATATTTTGTAAACTCAACTGTAAGAGAACGTAATCGTTCAGTTTCATCCTTTTCAAAATCCTCAATCAAACGTTTTCTTCGTGCTCTAATAACTGAGGTTCTTTCAAGATATTTTTGGTAATCAATACCACATTCTTCTAATATATCATTTAATTGATATTCAACAAGATATTGTTGTGCTCTATAACATGAATAATCAAAATCACCATTCAATATACGTTCACGAAGTGGTTTACGGTTATCAAGTGGTTTATTTTTTGGTTGATACATTCTCCACCATCTAAACTGATTATAGTTTATTTTTTGATATTTAGATAATTCCTTATCTACTTCTTCTCTGGTGATAGGTATAGAATACATATAAATACAATTGAAATTAATAATACTTGTAATGGATAATTGAATACTTGTAGTAATAGCCAAAATCCTGCTTTAATAAGTAGGAAAAATACGACTAATACTAACACAATCAAAATAATACCTAAAAACTTTTTTAAAAAATTATTCATAACCTTTATTTTTTATTATTATAATCCAGCTCTTTGTGCAAATTGTTTTCCACGTGTATTCATACGTCCATCTAATTCTTTATACTTAGTAGTAACTAATTCGTCTCTTAATTGTTCGAATTTACAATCATCAACAATCCAACCACGAGATTTAATTTCTTTTAATCCAGCGGATATTGTTTGAACTCTAAATTGATTGTTTCTTTTCTTTGTTGTGTTTTTGATTTGATAAAACATATAACCTTGATTTTTAAATTAATTAATTGTTCGACTCATTCGAACACGTGAATATACGAACCCTTACTGCGGTAGCCACATTATTTACGATTACTTTTGATTTAATTTAACCATAAAGTATCTTTATATTTATTCTTTAACTTATCTTCTTCATTATATAAATCTACTTTCCATACATACCCATCTATTATTCTATCCTTTGGTAGTTTTATAAATTTAACTTTAACTTCATCACCAATATTTAGTTTTTCATTTATAACTAACATTGTTTTATAACTCCCATTTCCAGGTGTAATATTTTTACCCTTACTTCTATATCCTGAAAATCTAGATTTATTGTTTGACTTTACACCTTCTCCATATATTCCTACTTTAAATACTTTCCCTTTATAGGCTAAAGTATATAATCCCCTTTTTATAATACTTTCTTTAGGAATTATGGGAACATCAATATAACCTTCTTTAGTTTTTGTAATTATCATAACTTATTATTTTATCTTTTTTTCTAATGATTTTATATGTTTACAACGATTATCAAACGCTCTCCATCTACCTGGGCAGTTACAATGAAACTTACCTGATTCTGGGTAGTATGTTGTTTTATATGTTTTAGATGGGTCACTACTACTAGTATGGATTTCGATAATAGGTTCTTGTTTAACCTTAGGTTTTGGTTTAACCCATTTTATATCACTCAATTCAGTTTCAGGTAATACTTCTTGCCAAGTAGGAAGTATATATTTTTTACCTCCTATATTAGCTAAACTAGGTGGATTGAGTTCATGATGATATTCATATTTGAATACTTTTACAGCAATAAAACTACCAAAGCCCTTTGGATTAATTCCAAATGCTTTACCTTTAGGCCAAGATACTACTCTTGATCTAATATTACCGTGTTTGTTGAGATTTGAAAATTCGTATAGCATAACCTTTATTTTATACGTGAATATACGAAAGATTATTGTGGATTCAAAGTTTTTATGTGGGAGTCTTTAACTTACTTACCCCTCCCTGCTTTTTGGACTATAGTTTTTTTAGCACTTGAACGTTGGGAATTTTTAGGTGTGTGAGTTTTGTTGTTAGTTTTATTGTTTAGTTTACTATTAAAAAATTTACTGCTCATATTTAATAAGTTTTAGTTTCGTCGTCACTTGGACCTTTTTGAAATTTTTGTATATATTCTTTTAAATTCATTTCTTTTCCATCTTTTTGAAATAACTTTAAATTAGGGTCAATCTTTATATCTTCATAATGTTCTCCATCATTTCCATTTTGGCCTATTATATTCATTCTTTCTTCAGCTTTTTCCCAATCTTTAATTTTTTCAATTTTATCAAGATTATCCATAAATTCTTTATTAGTCTTTATTTCCTCAGAATCTTTAACTATAATATCTTCTACTCTTTCCCCATATAAGTTTTCTTTATATTTTCTTTTTGGGTAAGCTTTATCAAAAGCAAAATTTGCAGCAACTACTAGAGATATTGCTAATGGATCAAATACAAAAATTATAATAAGTAGTAGCACATTTATAATTTTATCCATGGGATAACCCGTCAAACTCGATAGATATTGCAGTGGTCCTAACTCACCAGCAACCTCGGTGTTATTGTCAAGTTCCAATACTTGTAATTGAAATTTTTGTAAACTATCTGATGCTACTGTTCGTTTAGATTGCGCCAATTTACGATTTTCCTCTTCAATATTAATACGATTCTGCGCCATTCTAAGCTCAGTTGTGGAGATTGTTTGTCTAAAGCCCCCAGATACCGAGGTATCTCGTACTTGGATGGTCGAAGCTTTTGCATTAGATAAAGTACTAATATTACTAGATATTCTTTCAATTTCCGTATCATATCGTGTTACATCATTTTGGTAAAAGTCAATTTTTTGTTGGATAAAACCTTTTTGATTTTCTACTGCTGATAGTTTAGAGTATGTTTCTTGATATGCAGCACTTAAAAAGCCATAAATACCCATACTAGTAATTAATACTAATATTATAGTAGCAATAGATAAATAAGTTCGTAAAGTTTTATTAATTGTATCCCAATATTGGTATAATAATGAGGCTGTTACTAATTTAGCAAATTCCAATGAACCTGCCATTATAATAACCTCTAGAGAAGCTCCAGCAAATAATTTGCTAAGACCACTTACTGAATAGAAAGCGGCTGAAGTTGAGACTGATAAAGCCGAAAAGGCTATTAGGAATGGAAACATTCCTTGTTTTATTTTACCTAGTACCCCCATTGTATTGTGTTGCGTGTCCTTCATTTATTAAAGTTTGGTTAATACTAATCTCTTCTTCTATAAAAATTTCACCTAGGCATCTTCCAAATTTACCTACACCATGAGATTTTAAGGTAAACAAAAAGTCATTGCTTTCTATTAGTTCAATAAGTCTAGCCTTAGCGGCCAGTCCTAATTTTTTTTCCTCTAAATCTCTGGTTCTTGATTCTGGAGCGTCTATGCCCATCATTCGGATTCTTACTTTTTTCCAAGTATTAAATCCTAAGTCTACTAAGGCGTCAATGGTATCCCCATCGACGACTCGATCTAATTTTGCGTTATATGTATACATGGTGATAAATATAATAAAGAAGAATAGCTAAGCCAAGTAATTATGCTATGTCTTTACTTTCTAGGAGGGTATAAGTAAATGAGTTACCCCAAATTTCTCTTGCTGTTTGGCATATATCTAAAAATTCATACCAATCATCGTTATCCGCTATAACTTGACACCCAGCTGACCATTTATCTATTCTAGTAGAAGTACCACCTGATCTGCTTGTTGCTCTATGAATGTTAATTCCAAATATACCTTCCTGTACATTTTCTTCTAATAAGTCATAGTTATTATCTCTATTATTGTCTCGATATACTTTAACTGGTTTTTGTTGTCCTAAAGCTAAATATTTACCAGCATGTAATCTTAATTTATGAGAACCTCTATATTGACCAGGTTTAAGTATTGCTACTCCATCTTCATTCATTACATTTTCTACCCAATGTGTTCCAGGGTCTGTAGTAGCTTTAAAACAATGGAATTGCCACTCACCTTCTACTTTATATGATATTGTAACGCAGTCATCAAATGAATTAGTAACTCTATTTTTAGTTTCTGAATTTCTAATTCCTATAATATTAACATCATAATCACCTCCAGTAAAGTACTTATAGTCTTTACATTTCATTGCTTCTTCAATTTGTTCTCTTGTATAACAATTCATATTATTTTCTTTTCTTAAAGATATTACCTAATTCAGCAATACCAAAACTACCCAGAGTAATAAATAAGAACGAGTCGTAAATAAATTCGTTAATAACCAAATCTTTTCCAAAGTAACCAGTTACTAAATCTACAATTGCAAATATAGTCATAATAGCAAAGGAAGCAAAACCTACTACGGTTTTTTCATTTATGTCATTGCTGTCTTTAAAAATATCTCTAAATGCCATCCATTTTTGTTTTAATTTATTCAACATAAGGTAACTTTTTAGTGAAACTTAATTTTATTATAAATATTAGAATTGACCTGCTTTTTTAAGTTCGTCAATATCTGATTGTATTTCTTCTAAAGTAACAGGTAATAGTAAGTCTAAACCTGCTTTATATTTGTACTCTATAACTCCCTCTTTTATAACAAACAATGTAGGGGCCATTCTAATTCTATATTTTTTCTTTGCTAATGGAGCTTGAGCAATATCTACACGATAATAAGAAACATTTTTTAGTTCTTTCCAAGATGCAAAGCAATTTTTTTCATTAAATTTAGCCCAATATTCTATTACTATTATTTCTGATTCACTATCATCAAATGCTCCTTTAGTATTTACTACTTCTTCGTAATTTGAGTCATCTAACCAGTATTTATCAGGAACTTCTGATTGGCTATATAAAGTTGACCCAAATAGAAGAAACAAAAATAGTAATTTTTTCATTATTATTTATTTTTGGATAGTTCGTATAAACGTTCTTCCATTTTCTCCAATTTTTGAAGAATAGCATCTACGTCTTCTTGAGTATCCATTATTGTCTGGCGAACCAACTCATCTTTTAAGTCGTATTCTACTCTTTCTATAACAGGTTCAGGCATTTCCATTGCTCGCGCAATATCTGCTTTTAAAGTAAACCACATTGTTGATAGAGATACTACAAACCCAACTATCATTCCTATTGTTTTTAAATCCAGAATAACTTTAGTATTCTCTCCTAATTGTTTTGCCATTTTTTATTTAAATGTATAATTTAACCCAAATGTTGTTTGGTATAACTTACTATCCCACATTTGGGAATATTCACCCTCTATAAATATGCCAAGATTTTTTCCTAATTTAGCTCCAAGTGAAGCTCCAAAAGAATAATCATGCCATTGTTCTAATTTTGCATCTTGTATTAATCCTCCTTTACCCCAATTATTTCTGTTTAAATAACTAAATTCTTTTTCTCCCGCGATATATTGGTGAGCAGGTAATATATAATTAGCATAGGCATGCAACCAAAAATTTCTTTTATAATGGTAAAAATCTACTCCTACTATAGGAGCAATTTCCATCCAAGGGTCTAATAAATCCCAAGCTTCCCCATTGAATCTATTCATTAAACTAGGCATTACTTTTTCTCTAAATGATAAATCTGAATGAGCTACTTGAACACCATCTGCGTCTACCCAACACCAGTCTTGGGTTACGTTCCCATTTTCATCGGTTGATGTGTAAAATATATCATCATACCCGTACATAAACCCTAATGTATACCATGGGTTTAAAGGGTTTCCATTTTCATCTAACTCATTTAACCATATTTCAGATGGATTATAACCATAAGCTCGTTCATGTCCCCTTAATATAGCACCTGCTGAAAAAGAGAATTTTTTTCCTATTGGTAGTCTAGCTCTAAGTTCTGCTGAATTGTAGTTTAAATTAATTTTACCTACTTCTCTAGCTTGTACTTTTGCGATATGGTACTTACCTGTATGTTTTAAGAAAAAATTATAGTTAGTAAAGTTTTCACCTCTCCATCTTTCTTTTTCAAAGTGGAGTTGATATTCTAATCCTTGGACTGCTGATGTTGGGGCCGAAAATACTAACTGTTCTTCTGTACCATCATAATAATTTTTAGGTTTTCTTTCATAGTCAAATCTAGCTAATTTTCTAATACCAAACCCATATCTATAATCAAAAGGAAATACTTCAGTATTATTAACTACATCAGGAATAGAATATAGACTTCCATCAGGATTTGTCCTTAAAAAGTAAGTAGGCTCAGCTGCTTCAATTGAATTAGATATATCCCCGGCGGCGTATATTGTTCCATATTTTAAAAAGTCTTTGTATATGGATTTGAATAAATTAGATTTCTCTTCTTGACTAAAAGAAGGTATAATATAAAGGAATATAAATACTAATGTTAATATTTTTTTCATATAGTTTAAATTTAAAGTTAAAGAAATAACTATATTAGGAATAACATTATATTTGATAATAAATATAAAAAAAGAGGGTGCTAATGCACCCTTTTTTAATTTTTTTTAAATTTTTATAATAAATTAGATTTTATTTTTTAAACTTATAATCCAATTTTTAAATAAATCCCAATTTCGCGTAGCAAATACACCAAATGCGACACCTGCATAGATTTTAAAACCAAAAGACCAAAGTAATAATCCTGCGATTAATCCTAAAATCCCTTCAATTCCATTTCCTACTATCCAACCCTTTACAGCATTGAATGTTTTCTTAAACCAACTAATTTTTACTGGTTTTTTTTCTACTTTTTTTGCTTTTGCTTTTCTAGCCATTTTATTTAATTTTAATTAATTTAATGATTGTGTTTATACATATGTAAATTTCTACTAACCATCACAGCTTATACAATCTGCCATTCTGGATCCTAAATCACCTTTAATAACTGAATCTGTTCTTAAGTAGTAAAAAGTTTTAATTCCTAACTTCCATCCTTCTAAATGCACTTGGTTTATCCATTTTGGAGAATCATTTACATCAAAGGCTAAGTTTAAAGATTGTGTTTGATCAATGTATCTTTGTCTAATAGCTGCTTGTCTAACTAATTCTAATTGATTTATTTCGGGGAATGTTAAAAATAATTCTTTTTCATCTGGGGTCAAAATGTTATCTGGTAGGCCTTGTGCTGATCCATCTTCTGTTAACATTTGATCCCACCACTTATCTTTATCTTCTCCTTTTTCAATTAATATTTTTTGTAATTCTTTATTTTTTCTAATAAATGTTCCTTTAGCTCCATTAAATGTGTAAATGTTTGCTGGTAAAGGTTCAATACCTGCTGAAATACCACCTACAATTACTGAATTTGATACTGTTGGTGCTACTGCTAATAAATGGGTATTTCTCATACCTGTTCCTCTACACCATAGAGGTTCACCATATTCTAACGCCATATCCATAGACGCTTTTTCTGCTTTACCTCTAATATCTGAAAATATGTTTTTAGTATGAGCTGTTGATGCAATAGAGTTAAAGGGTAATCCCTTTTGTTGTAAAAACGAATGCCAACCCATTACACCTAAACCTAAAGCACGTCCTTTACGAGCGTGGTTATATGTTCTCTGTAATGAACTTTTTCCTGCTGATTTATCTATAAATTCTTGCATTACACCATCTAAAAACCAAGTAGCTAATTCTACAGCATCTGTATCTTTCCATTCATCATATTTTGCTAAATTCATAGAAGATAAACAACAAATAAATGAATGTTCTTCATCTGTAAATAATGTAATTTCAGAACAAATATTTGTCATAGATACTTCTAAATTGTTTAGTCTGTAAGCTATTGGATTATCTTTATTAACATTATCCTTATACATTATATAAGGTTCACCTGTTTCCATTCTTGATTTTAAAACAGTAGCCCATCTATTCATTGCTTCCGGGTCTCTTGCTTCTAATTTTCTCATAAATGAATCTCCTACTACAACACATTGGTGTAAGTTTAAACATTGTCTATTTGGGTCACCCTTTGGTCTACGAATTTGTAAGAATTCCTCTATGTCCCCATGTTCTATATCTAAATTAACAGATGCTGCCCCTCTTCTAACATTTCCTTGATTAGTAGCAATAATTGAAGAATCAAATATTTTAGCCCATGGGACTACACCTTCACTTTTACCATTGCCCGTAATTCCTGTTCCACGTTCTCTAATACGAGATAGCGATATACCTACACCACCACCGGATGCTGTTAACTTCATTAGTTCCGCGTTAGTTAAACCGATTCCACGTATTGAATCAGGTGTATCAACACCAAAACACGAAATAGGTAAACCTCTATCAGTCCCCATATTTGATAAAACAGGAGATGCTAAACCTAACCAACCATTCCACATTATTTTGAAGAATTTATTTGCTAGTTCTGGTTTTTTTAACCTTGTAGCTGCGGCATTTGATACCCTTCTATAAGCTGTTTTTACAGTTTCGTTAGGTAATAAATAACCCTTTGAAATGGTTGCTAAAGAAATTTCATCCATCCACTCAGGGTACTGCTTTCCAGCTTCCCAATTACTATAATCTACTTGTAGTGCGTTGTTTTCCATATTTTTAAAATAAGCTATTTGCGTCCCAATTTTGAACACCTTTTGAATAATTTGTTACTCTATTTGCAAAGAAATCTGTATGTTGTTTTCCACCTGATAAACTATCAAACCATTTCATTCTTTTTACTGCGTCTTTGTCTATACCATTAACAATTGGTCCATACCCTAAATCACCCATTTTAGTATTTACTCTATGCTTAATAAATGATACCAAGTCATACTTTGGGCATCCTTTTAAATCACCCATTTCATAAACTTTATCTATAAAATCTAATTCTAATTTTAATGATAATAAAGCTGCTTCTTCAATATCTGCTTTTAATTCTGGGGTATGAAATTCTGGGTGTTCACTCATTAGTGTTCTAAACAACCAACACCCAGCATTTGAGTGTAATGATTCATCTCTAATACTCCACTCAACTATTTGACCTACACCCTTAAGTTTATTGTCTAATTTAAATGATAATAGAACAGCAAATGAAGAAAATAAATTAACTCCTTCTGTAAATGCTGAAAATATAGCTAATGATTTAGCTCTTTCATGCCAATTAGGAGTACCATCATGGGAATCTCTTACAGTAGTTAAAGCCTCAATTTTAGCCATTGTAGCTTCATCTTCTAAAAACTCACTAAAATTATCTAAACCTAATTCCTCGTTTAACAAAGAATAGGCTTCTGCGTGGATTGTTTCAAATGCTCCAAATGTAACAGCCATTTTTATTACTTCTGGTTTTCTAAACCATTTTGTAACTAAAGTTGACCAATAATCATTTACTACAGTTTCTGTTTGAGCAAACCCTTTTAAAATAGTACCAATTATATTTTTTTCGTTCTCTGTAAGATTTTGTTTCCAATCATTAACATCACTCATCATTGGGACTTCTGTATGTAACCAATGTGCTTGTTGTTGTTGTAACCAAAAATCAGATGCTTCTTGATACTCGAACGGTTTATAAACAATACGTTCTTTTAATAGTGAGGTTTTTGCCATTTTTATAATTGTTTTTTGTTTAATTTAAGTTTTTAAGTCAAAAAAAGCAGAATTGTATTTCTCTGCTAGTTTCTTTTTTGTTTGAAAATCAGTATCATCTAGACTATTTGACTTAGTACTAGGAGCCCATGTTTTCTCTTCATTATCACCTGATGGTGAATAATTTTGGGTTACTTCAAAATGTCCTGTACTTGTATCTGCTTCAACACCATATGTAATACCATCTTGTCCGTATCGATTTTTCATAATATGAAACCTTCCAGTTCCATTTACTTTATCTTCCTTTTTACGAGATAGAGACATACAAAAATCAGTAATCATAAGTTTATCATAAGAACCTGCTGCCTTATCTCCTTCTATAATATCATCATTTGCACCTGCTCTATTAACTTGAGATACTGACCAAATAGGTATGTTAAGTGTTCTAGCTAATCCCTTTGTACTAACATAAATATCATCAATTTCATCTTTTCGTTCACGATTTTGCTTTTTTGATGAAAGTAAGTCAACATAATCAATTATTACTAAATCAGCTTTCATTCCCATTCCCTCACATTTTTTAATATGGGACTCAATTGTGGACACTGTTGCGCGTCCTGTAGGGAATTCTTTAATAATTAATTTACCTGGTAAATCAGGAATTAACTCCATTGCTTTAGGTTTTAGTTTTGCACTATTACTAACATCTATACCTGTAAAGAAAGCATCATATCTTTTTCCAACATAATCTTCCCCAAGTTCAAGAGTGTAATGTAAAACTGTATAACCACATTTAACAGCATGTCCTCCTAAAGCTACTAATGACCAAGATTTACCACCTCCTGGGTTACCAAATATAAGACCAAAATCACCATTTCCAAGTCCACCCTGTAATATACCGTTAACGAGATTCCATGGAGTAGGTATAATTTTTCTTGTATTTTCTCTGTAACGATCTTCAATATCTTTAAAATATTCATGTCCTAAATTTTTATCTTGTCCTGCTTTTAAGGCATTATCAACTAATCCCCTTATTGCTTCAAAATCACCAGCTTTTAATAAATCAACTGATGTCATTAAAGCTCTTTTTAATTGTTGGTTTTTGCAAAAGTTAGTAAATTCTTCTTGAACATATTCTAAATCTTCATCTGATGCTACATATGCCTGTTTTAATTGTTCTTTTAATGATATTTGGAGTACGTCATTATCTACTTTCTTTAACTCAATTTTTAATGTTTCTAAATTGGGGGTAGTATGGTATTTATCATAATATTTTAAAATCTCTTTAATAATCCATTTATGGGCACTATTCTCAAAGTATTCTTCACTAATAATATCATGTATATTAACTAAAAACTCTTTATGAGTTAAAAGGGATGAAATAGCTTTTACTTGAAAATCTGTTCCATATTGATTAAGCGTGTGAAGTGTCATATAACCTTTTTATTTTATTATTGTTTGTATACTGGAAATTTAGAGAATATATCTTTAATCCACATATCTAAATTTCTTATCATTCCACCTAATTTATCTTCATTATAAAATGATATAAACATTTCAGAATTTAAATCAGGTAGTTCTTCATCAATTAAATTATCAATATGTTCTTTTCCTCTATCATCAATCATAGGGGTACTTAAATCCATAACTTTATAATTTGTCTCAATTCTGTCTTGTTCCTGAACTATTCGTGAATATACGACATGGTCCTTAAATTTCCTAGCAGATATGTCGAAAATATCTTGAAGTGTTAATTCCATTGTTTTTAACTCAGGAAATTTTTTAAATATACCCTTAGCACCTAAACCTTTAATACCTCTAATATTATCTGAGTTGTCACCTAATAGGGTTTTATGTAAAATAAAGTTGTGAGGTAATAAACCAAATTTTTCTTCTACAACTTTTGGAGTATAATATTCTTTCTCCATTGGTCTATATACAATAATTTTATCAGTTACTAGTTGTAAAAAATCCTTATCACTAGATACTATAAAACAAGTTGAATTGTGTCTTTCTACTAGTTTTTCAGCTAACACTGCTATAATATCATCAGCTTCAACTTTATCGAGTATGGTAGTTTTAACAGGTAATAGCTTTAGATACTGTATTATACGTACTATTTGGTCAATTTTTGAGTCATGTTCTTCCTCAATATTGTCAAATGCTTCCCAATTAGTAATTCTAGATAAATTTCTTGTTCCTTTGTATTCGGAGAGCAGGTTCTTACGATTTACTGTTGAGCCTGCTCCGTCGAATACTACATAAACAGATGTTGGATTTGTTTGTCTAATCATGGCACCTAAAGAACGGAAAAAACCACCTAACCCCCCAATATGGACTCCATCAGGATTAACCATATTCATCATAGCAAAGTTTCTAAAGAATAGATTTAAACCATCTAAAATTAGTACTCTATCGTGTCTTTTCAAAGGAGTTTCTTCCCCTTGCTCCTGAACTGTATCCAGGAGCTTAAATAAATCTTTATGTTTCATGTTTTGTTTTTAGATGTCTGCTTGGTCAAACAGAACAGGTGTTACGTCTTCTTGGTCTTCTACAATTTTAAATGTTCCTCCACCTAAGATTTTTGTCCATTCATCTGAATGTTCTTTCTTATAAGCGTTTTTATCTTTATCAGTATCTTGTATAAAACCGTGGTTTGTCATAACAATTTTACCTCTTGATTGCATACCATTAACATGGTTTTTATCAATCTGTAAGTTTGTTCTTTTACCCCATTCTACTTGCTTACCACCCTTAATTGCTTTAATTTTAGATGTACCAGCATTAGAAACATTACCAAAGGTAACTACAAATGTTGCATCATACCACATAGCCATTCCACCTTTGTTCATCATCTTAGGTTGTCCCATAGGTGATTCTGCTTTAGCAGTCCATACTTTATTAATACAACAAAGTGTATTAGTAAATGGTGATGATTCTTTACGAGACATTACAATACTTTGGTTAACTGTATTACCAAATTGTGTTGACATTGCTCCTGCATTCCACTCATTATTATTTTTTAGTTTTTCAACTGACATGGCACAAGGGATAGAACCAATTGAATCCCAAAAGAACGCTAAGTCATATGGTAAATTACCTTTTTTCTGTTCATTCTGTAGGTCCATTATAAATGCTGCTACGTCTTCTATTGTATGTAAAGTTTCTCTATCAACATAGATAAAATTACCTTCATAGTCTATAACAGTACCTTCATCATCTTTGATTAATTTAACTTCTAACCCCATTTGGGCAGCATGTTCCCAATTCCATTTCATCTCAGTAATTATAAAAACAGGTAATACCCCCATTTTTTGTGCTGATACTGCTGCTTCAAGTAAAGCAGTTGTTTTTCCTGTATCAGAATGTCCTCTAAGTAATGAAATGTGTCCCATTGGTACTCCAGGTACTCCAGCAATCTCTTGGAAAGCAGGGGATAATGGTATCCATTTTTGTTCCTTAAATTTGACGTTTTTATCTAAACCTTTAGACGATTTAAATTTATTTAAATCAAATTTGCTCTTAATCTCGGCAGACACTGCTGCCGAGAGAGACTTTGATATTTTTTTCGCCATATTTAGAAAGGAAGATCATCTTTTACCGTTGTTGAATCTTCGGGAAATAAAGCATCAAATTGATCAGCTTTATTTTTCTTAACATTACTAGTATCTAAACTAAAATTAGAAGTGGATGGTGTTGCAACAGGTGCTTCAGTTACTATTTCGTCCCCTCCTTCTTCAGGTGCTAACCATTTTTCTAAAGCGGATTTCATTTCATCAAATGAATATGATTTAAATAATCCTTCTTTAGGGTTTGGTTGTTCACTAGTCCATTGTTCTACTTGTTTAGCATCTTCACTAAGAGGTGATGTTTTTAATCTAACACGTACTGATGATTTATTATAAGGAGTACCTGTTGATTCTGGTCCTACTGTTTCAACTGTAAGGTCTCTACCATTTACAATATCAGTGTAATCTCCAATTTCATCATCTACAGCAAGTGCTAATAATTCTTCATATACTTGCTTACCAAATTGCCATAGTCTAGTACCTTTATCTTCTTCACCTCTAACTATTACGGGAACGAAAATACGGTTTTTAGCATCTAACTTTTTAGCTAGTACATAGTTTTCTTTAGTATATTCTTCTCTAAGTTTTGCTGCAAAGAGTGCAATTGGGTCTTTTTCACCAAAATTAGTAGGTGAAATCATTACTTTATTAGTAATACCATAATAGAATTTTAATTCTGTAAATGGGTTTGAGGAATCATACGCAGATGGTACGATTCTAATTTGTTGTTTACCTACTGTAGGTCTCCAAAAAATGGTTGTGTAATCAATTTTTCCACCAGCTTGTGGTTTCGATTGGAGTGTATCCAATTTTGCTTTTAAGGCATTTAAATCCATAATGTAACTTATTTTTAATTATAACTGTTTATATGTAACTAATATACGAACTATATTTTGGGGAACCAAATTATACTTCGATTATTTTATATATTTTTGTATTTAATTGGTTTAAATCATTATGTTGTGTAAGTAAAACACAATTTCTATAATGTTGCCAATCCACTTGATATTTAGTATCTACAACACCCCCGTTTAACTTTTTGATAAGCTCATTAAGGGCATTAATAGTGTATAAAGTATTAGATTCTTTCTTCCTATGTACCAGTATAGTGTTTTCTGGAATTGTTTGTACATTTCCTTGGTCTACATTATAAGTTACAACATATTCATCTTTGCCCACGATCTCGAGGACAAACATTTTATTGTATATAATGGTGTATCTGCTTGTAATCTCTTCTAATAAAGAATCTAAATTCTCTAAATTTGTGAAGGTACAAAATAACTTATTGTTCAAATCTCCTATGTTTTGGAATGACGTTATAACATCATAGTTCGTATTATACGTATTTGGAGAATTATTTAAAATCGTAGTCATAACCTTCTTTTGTTTTTATATTTAATTTATATTTAGTAAATATATCTTTTATATCTTCTATTACTTGTTTTTCACTTTCATCCCAATCAATTAAGAACGAATCATATGTGTATAATACCAATTGAGACTTTTTATTTCTCAATATTGTTATCATATCCCATAATATACGAACGTTCATTGACGTCTCCAAATTTTGTAGCAAATAATTAAAAAGTTTTTGTGGATTCATTTCCTCCAAGTTTTCTTTTTTATATACAAAACTAGAAATCGGACACATTATCTCTCCTTCGCTTTCAAATTTATTCCAGAGATCTTTTACGTATATATCAATTTTCTTAAAAAATTCTAGGTGTTTGTATTCTTTAAATACTCCTCCGTATAGTTGTTTAAAAGTTAATTCTTTAGACTTAGCGTAGTCCACTTTATATAACGTTTGTAAATGGCTGTGAATATCAACAGAGGGGAAATTATAATCAATGAGGCGACAAGACAAGCTAGGATGGTAGGCACTAATATCAATGTCAATAAACCTGTTATTACTCGGTATAAAACTTTTTCTACACCCGTTTTTATGTGAGAGAGCTGCATAATTTACGTTTTTAAATTTGTTTGAAGGTCGTGTTGTGGTTGTCCGAAGGTTGTACTGAGTGTATGTTCGTTCACCATCAATTTTATGGAAGTGTTCTTCGAAGGTTGGTTTGTGTATTTGTATTCCACTTCGTTCGAGGTAGTTGAATACCAAGGATACTTTAGTATTAAAGAATTCATCATATTTAGTTTTAGGTCTGTTAATATTCGTTTTTAGATCTTCAAAAATGTGTTCACACAATTCATAATGTTTAACAATCGGGATAATAGCGTTTACGCAAATTTCATCCTTATGTTGGTTATAAAATATTTCATGTGCTTTAGTAGTTGGGCGTATATACGTATGAGGTGGTGCGGTTATGTCATAAAGAGTTTTTAGAGGGTAATAATGTAATATCTCTTTTTTGTCACGACAATACAACACATCAAATTTATTTAATAATGTGTATACATCCGTATCTAACGCATTTAAACCTTCATTGTGCTTAACGCATATCATAAATCCTTTATGCGCGTTAATTGGTCTAATATACACAAGGCTAACCTTGTTTAAAGTTGGATGAATTGTATCATTATAGGGGATTATTTCGACAAATGCCTCTTTAAAACCACTATTTAATAAAACCTTTAATTGCTCCTCATTTTCTATCAACCAGTACATATACCTTTATTTATAGGTGAATATACGAAAGATTTATCTAATAGCCACTATTTCTTTGATAGTTTATTCTTCTTGATGTCCCTACTTCATTATCAACCTTTATTTTTATACTTCCTTTTATTTCGTCTCCTTCAAAGGGGATTAGAATTTTGTGAGGAGAAGCGGAATGAAATCTACCTTCCATAATTACTCCACTAGTTGAATGTATATGGTAACTACCAGCATAGTTTTCATTTGTATCTTGAACTTTTAATTCTCCTCCTTTAGTTGTATAATATTTATTTTGTAATGGGCGATAATATCTTAAATATCTACCTTTTAAATAATTAAAAAATCCTCTAATATTATTCTCTTTTTCGTATAGTAGAACTATATTTCTATTAACCTTATAAACCTCTATGGGTTTACCTACTAATATCCAACCTATTTTAATAGCAGTATATAATTGAAATTGAACAGTTGGGCTTAAATTAATAAAATTAGTATATGTAAACTGAGTAACTTCTAAATAAGTGTGGTTTGTTTTATGTTTTAAGAAATATCGTTGATATTCCCCAGTATCATATTCTTCATCAGTTGGGAAGACTATACTACTTTGTGGTGGTGGAACTTTTATTGGAAGTGATTTTGATGATGCTGAGTATGATAAAGGAAGTCTACTTATAGAAGTACTTATATTAGAATCAATTGGTGTAACTGCTTCAAGATTTTTATCATTAACAATAGGGTTTTTAGTTAATAACTTATTAACCCCATCTTGTGGTGTTTTTCCAGTATAAAATTTACCATCAGATGTTTTAAAATATGACCCAATATAGTATTCACTTTTTCCTACTATTTGGAATTCCTTTCCATTAGTAGATAAATTAGTTGTTATTTGTGATTTTGGGTAATACATATATTTTTAATATTTAGGTCCAGCACTGTACGCACCTGGGTTATAAATAGGACCTTCATAAATTTTAGCTACAATTTCTTGTGCACTAAAGGATTTTGCTATTCTACCTCGTAGTTTTGATCTATATTTTTCCATAGCGGCTGCAGAATCATTCCTTGCACCATAACTAGCAGGTCTTAAGTTTTTTACTAAAAACTGCTCAGTTGCGGTTGCCACATCATTTGTTGTTGTTAATATGTCCCAAAGTGCTGAATACTTTGCTTTAGTTTCTTGTTCAAAGTATTGTAATTGGAAGTTTATATCGTTTCTTTTTTCAACATTTTTATCTGCCTTTGCTTCTAATTTTGCTCTTCTTCTTTCTCCTTGTCCAGTCCATTGAATTAAACCAAAACCTCCTTTTCCACCTATAGCACTAGAAGCTGAATATCCTGCATCTTTCCTTACTCTTTCTAATCGTGTTGGGTCAACTCCAGATTCAGCTAACATATTACCTATAACGCCTGTAGCACCTGCTTGTGTTACTCCTGCTGCTTTAAGATATGTAGCAACTATTTCAATGTTTGTTTTTTTAGTTGCATCGGTTATTGGTACATATTCTTCTACTTGTTGTTGATAATCAGATAAAACAGTAGAAAGTGAAACTTCTATAAGAGAAGAATCAAAGGCTTGTGTTTTTGGAACAGATACTGTACTAAACGATGTACTCCAGTCATTATTAGATATCTCATGATTTACTTTTGTAATTATAAAATTTAAGGCAAGGGGGTATTGTTTTGGTAAAAATCTTTGATTAATTGCTAAGGCATTATATATTTTAACTCCAGATAATCCCTCTATAGTTAAGTTTAAATCTGCGGGTATGAAACCTATAGTATTAGAGGGGGTTTTAGATTCGTTATAAACTTGATTATTAATAGCATTAATAAACCCTTTAAATAGTTCTTTTCCTATCTTATTAAAATCATTATTTAAATGAAAATATAAAGTACTATATGTAAAATTTCCATTTTCATTTCCTCCAAAAGCCTTAAGTAACCATCCTAAATAATTAGTAAGGGGGTTTGGGGGTGCAATTTTTACTGTTTCATCACTTTGAGTTCTTTCTAAATAAGCCTTAGCTTCTCTTACATATTCCCTCCAAGTTACGTTATCATAATCTCTATGTGTAATAGGGCATTCCTCTACATCTTTAGTTCCTTTATTCTCTATCCCATAAATCTCTGTATTGAGTTGTGGTCTTGCCAACAAACCCCATAAATCTCCCATCCAATCTGGAACTAAACTTTCATCTATGACACATTTATTAGGGTCTTTCCAGTGGGAAGACATTTTTACTAGGTTTGCGGTGGTTAAAGGAAATGCTTCATTTACAACTTCTTGTAATTGTGTTTCTTTAGGATCATCATACTTTGTAGCATAAGCATCTCTTAATCCGTCATTCCACTTAGAAAAAGCTGTACCATCGTAGTTTTTAGTTGATTTATTTTCGGCTGTAGCTCCAATAGTAATCATACTAGCTAGCTCAGGACCTATTTTAGTTTTAAAACCAAAATCTCTTACAAAATTGGATGTTTGAATTGGTTTTTTAGTTTTTGGATCCACTGAACCCGAAGGAGAAAATCCATAAATTTCAAAAGGGATGGTTTGATTCATTCTATTTCCAAATTTCTTTGATTTTTCTATTCCCGGGATAGGGTTTTGGTCTATTATTTTTATTATGTTATCATCTTCTAATATAGGTTCAAGTTTATTAAGACCCCCTAGAGAAGAATTTATACCACTACATACTTCTTCTAAAAATTTATAAATGCTTGTTTCCCCATCATCATTTGTATTTTGTTTAAGTGTTGTACTAAGAAAATCATAATTTAAATATATATTCATAATACTACCATACATTACATTTGTATCAGTTTCAACTTGAAAAAAGTCTTTTAGTTTAGCAAAAGAACCATGGTCGTTCTTAACCGCAATTGATTTCTTTTGATAATCTTGTTGGTTGGTTATGCTAATATTTTCTGTAAATTGGGGTTTTATTAAACATACCTTAGGATTAAAAGAAATTTGATTAGGGAAAGCTGAGCATATGGTATCTCCAGATAAATCAAACTCTAATACCTTAGTTCCATTTAGGGAGGGAACACATAGTTTGTTTAATTTTTCTAGTAAAGCACTAAAAGTTAAAAAATATGTGTATTTGTTTGCATCAACCCCTGTAGGAGGAAATTGATCTGCCTCATTATCACTCTCTTTTTCTTCATTTGGTACTATTGTAAATTCATTATAATTTTTTAAATTTAAAAACCATGAAAAATAATTACCTTTCCATTCCCACCATTTTTCAGGTTTGGATGAAGATATATCATTATATAAGTCAAGAGATAATGTAGATGCTCCTGCATTATTAATAATAGGACTTTTTAGTTCCAGTAAGGTATTTGAAAAGGAATTACCCTTATTAATTACTGCATCTAATTTTGCGGGGGTTGTAAGTGAAGATGGTAAATTTACTTTTAAAGATTCAATAACATCACCTATCGTAATTAATTTTAATGTTATATTATAAGTACCATCGGGTTGAAAGCTCCAGTCAAAATTAACTACTTTCCCTAAGAACCCATCATAATTATTCTCATATGTATTTCTATATTCTGCTATTTTTTTTATAATTGATCGATAACTACTATCTGAATCTTCAAACCATAAATCTTCTATTAAAGTATTTCCTGTGGATTGTAGTTTTTCATTTTTATCTAAGTATTTATCCCACCCCCATTCTAATAACATACTGTATCCTAATCTTAGGTATAAAAGTTCTATTAACTCAAATTGAAATAAATTATAAGCTTTTAATTCTACTGTTGCTTCTCGGATTGAACCTCGGTTTTTACAATCAATTTTAGCTGAGATTAAGCCTGGGGCTGGGGAAAGACCAAAACTTGTTCCTCCCAAACCATAACTACTATTATTCCATAAACTGTTAGTTTTAGATACTCCAGACCTAGAAATGTAAGAATTGCCTAATGGGCTTAGTTCTGAGAGGGTGTTAAATAAAACTGCTTTTTTTGCTAATTGATTTCCTGTAAAGGGAGCTGTATTATCTAATCCTATGTCTCTTAATCTTTGTTCTCCTTGACTAATGTTTTTTTCTTCTTCTTCCCATTTTCCTGTATCGGAATTATAATTGGGAACGGATTTTACTTTGTTATCATCAGTAGAAGCATCTATTTCTGCTTGGGTTTGAGCTATAACTCTTACTGATGAAGCAAGTTTTAACCAAGTATTAGTATTATTTAATCTAGTAAGATCAGTATTATCCCTTTTTTGTTTTCCATATGTTCTTTGTCTTACTCCAATTTGGAGTGCAACAGACCCATCAATTGTTTCTCCTATTATACTCATCCTTAAAAACCGTTTAATTTATTATACGCACTTTGTATGGCACCAATATTAGTTGGTATCCTAATTTGTATTCCTAAAGGTAAATAATATGAATCTTGAGGTAATGAACCATTTGCTGTTGATATTATCCACCATAAAGAAGAATCATTATAATATTCATTAGCTAAAATATCAAATCTATCTCCATCTTCGGTATAAACATATACATCCTCTGGGGATAAAGCAATTTCAGGGTATTTTACACCCTTGTAATACCTTATACCTCTAGTCCCATTTAGGTTAGGTTTTACTAATACTTTATTTCTTGTATATCTTCCCATTATATTAATAAATTAGGTGTTTCAAAAGTTGAAATTCGGTATTTAAAATCAATACCTTCAGATTTTAAAACACTAGTTGGTACAGGATTTACTCTACTAGGAACATAATTAATATTACCTTTACCACCTGAGTAGTTATTTTTGTTCCCTGTTGTTGCTAACCCAATATACTGCTCTTTTCCGTATTCTCCAACGAATGTTCCACCCCCCTTTAACAAGGCACCATTTTTATCTGGGAAGTAATTTTGTTGTACTTTAGGTACAAAATTATGAATTGGTATAAAGTTAAATCCCGTAACCCTAATTATCATAGGTAATTCTTTAACTGAAGCATCACTTAGTATAGTTGAACCATCTTGTGCAAAGGCTTTATTTCCTTCATCAGGAAGAGCTATTTCCCAAGGTGATTCTGTTGGAATCTCTAAATTTAACCCCTTCATTATACCAACTTGTTCATAACACCAACCCCCTATTGTTAATGATATTAAGTTTCCACCCATATAACCTTCTGGTGAATAATCAGGGGCACATACCGAAGCTAAGTAATTTAACTTTTGATGCATTGGTATTAATTCTTGTTTTGATTGAGCTGCTACAGTCCAAGATAAATTAATTGATCTATCAAATCCTTGGTATTTGTAGAATTTTTCACCCCTACCCATATATGCTTGATCTTGCCATTCAGCAGTAAAATTATCGCTCATACTATCAATAAAAGCTCTAAAATGAATATATGTTTTTAGGTTAGGGTTTGAATTAGATATAACTCCAATTCTAAATTTTACTAAATCATTTTTAATATTATCTGTGGTAGGTGAACTTGATTGATATATAGGTAAAGCATTAACTTTATCTAAAGCTTGTTTATAACCGGAATTTTGTGATACTGTTAAATCTTGTCCTTCTTCTTGTCTACCAATAGTATAACTTATTCTATTTGCTCTTTTACCTGGGTCCCCTAAGTTAACTCTGTTTTCAATTTTATTATCATTAATATAGTTTAAACTATTAGGAATAAATTGATTTCCATTAGGTGCTATGTCTTTAGTAAAGTTTGTAATATTGTTTTGATTTCCTGTTTTAGAAAATGGTTCTTTACTTGATATTTGTTCTTGTGATAGTTGTAGTTGTGGAGTTCTGTCTAATATCCCACTATTAAATGCCTTTCCATTATTTTTAGTTGACAATGAAAAAGGATCATCATTTTGTTCATAAACACTAAAAGTTTGTACTTTTCCATTTCCTAAAAAAGCGTTTTTAATAGAAGTATTTGCGTTTTGTAAAATAAAATTATTTCCTAAATATGCCGCACTTGCTCCTACTCTAAGGAATTGGTCATTAGTTATAGCGTTACTTAAATTGTTATCATTTACTGTAGGGCTAATGTTTATATCTCCTATAGTATAAGAAGTTTTACCTCCACTTCCTATTTGGTTAGCCCTTGATAAAGGACTACTACCAAAATTGTTAGTATCAAATGGGTTTGCAAAACTAGAAAATCTAGTTGCTGATCCCCAAGTTACTTTTGGTTTTTCTCTTGTTGTATTGGGATTATTAATACCTGTTCTTTGGTCACCTACCATTACAATGTTGGTTTTACCAACACCTAAAATAGCACCCGGCCCCCCAGAATAAGAATATAAATTATTGACACCTTGAGTATCTGTATTAACTTTGTCAAGTAAACCAAATAATCTACTTTTAGGACCATCAGTTGCATTAGTATGAATAGTATTTAAATATGTAGGTAAACCTAAAAGAGAATTTCCATCAGGGGATCCAACTGTGGTTTTAAAATTAAATCCTAAACCTTGTTTATCTAAATGAAGTCCTATAGCATTACCTGCTGCTTGACCTATTGTAGATAAAGGTAGATATATACCCTGGTTTAATGGGGGTACTAAACTACGTAAAAGATTACCAATAGATGTTCCTTCAGGTGGGGGTGTATTCGATTCTTTAAATTCTTTATACCCTACTTGAGAACTAACGTTAGTTAAAGATAATAAATTTTGTTTTGCTATGAATAAAGGTCCTCTAGGAGATTTAAAATCGAAAAACATTTTAGTCATCCTTGAGACATCGTTAACTACAATCTTAGGTAATAGTGTACCTCCTCTTAGTAAAAAATCTGGACCACCTGTTCTTCCTACATCAGAAAGGTCTTCCGGAATTGATGTTTTTACATAGGGTTGGTTACTATTACCTCCTCCAACTGTATCCTTACCATATCTTAAAGATTTAAGATTGGTTGTTAGGTTAACTAATGCCATATCCTACTTTTAAGTTGGAAGATTATCCAAATATCTTGTAGGTACTGCTGGAGACTCTAATGTTGATGGTGGAGGTAAAACTCCGTTTAATGGGGTTACAGATGCTGCATCTGGGTTTCCTATGGTAGAATATTGTCTATGTAAAGTAGACGTTGCAAATTCTGGTGTACTAGGCGTTGACCCGTTCAGACTTGTAGCTGAAGCTTGACCTGATGTTAGTTTGTTTAATAAACTCATAATTGTTTGTTTTATTATAAATATTAAATTATTGTACTTCGTACATACCTAAAGGAGACATTTCTGGTGTCTTCTTAAATATTTTTTCTAATAGGGCATTTGTTGTACTCATATCTGTTGTGCTTTGGACAACTGTGGTACTTTGTGGGTTTTCTGGTTGTGGGTTAGATGAAGTATTTCCTCCTGCTAACATTTGTCCTAATCCAGGTGCAGCAGCAAATTCATCATTCTTTGATAGTTCAAATAATCCTCCTTCTGCTGGTGAGACCATAGTTTTACCTGCAGAAGAAAACATATCACCTACTTTTTCTGAGTCTGATATTGCTGAAAAGTATCCAGTCATAATAGCAGCTCCAGCTGCAAGTCCTAAAACTGGGCCAACAACAGGAATCCAGGCTAATGATGCGTAGGCTAACATAGCAGCTAATAACGCCGCTATACCCGCTACTATTTGCATCCCATAACCCATTTTATGTATTTTTCCCATAAATTCTCCAACTGCTGTTGAAATCATCATTATACCACTAACTAAAAATCCAATACCTTCAATTATGGGTGTAAAGGCCCTCCCTACAGCTAAAATAGGTTCTGCTAAAACAATAAACACTTCTTTTAATTTATCTATTGTATTAGCAAGTTTTTCTGCTTGGCTTTGTTGGTTTTTTAAACCCTCAACTCCCTCCTCTGCTAATTTTTTCTGGGTTGCTTCTAATCCTATTGCATCTATACTAGCATTAATTAATTTTTCTTTTTCTTCTGCTTGTTTACCTGTAGCACCTACTAATTGTTCTTGTACATATAGGGTTTTTGCTAAATCTTCTCTTCATACCAACAGATTTAGCTAATGCCTCCTGTTGTATTCTGTTCATCTCAGAAAATTCCGCAGAATCACCTATTTGGTTAGATATTTCCCTAGCTACTGTTGCTAAATCATTATTTAAAGCTGCTTGTCTTGCTTTTTCTAAATTTATATCTTTACCTAATAATAATTCAGCTTCTAATTCATTTGTAATAGAACTTTCAAAATCCAGTAAACTGTTTGCTATGGCATCTACTTTATCTAATTCCATACCTAGGGACTTAGCTGTAGCTACAGCCTCGGCTATTAATCCTGGATTTTTACCAAAGGATAATGTTGTAGCTGCTGAAACATCTTTGATACCCTTTAATAATTCTTTTTCATTTAATAAAACCCCATTTTGAACAGCTGATAATTGGGCCTGAGCCATAAATTCACCTGTAATGGTTTCCATATCTTTACCTGTTGTCAAAGAAATTTGAGCAATACCCATTAACTCTTCATTGGTAAACCCAGCCATTTTTCTCATTTGAGTAAATTGGACTAGCATATCCTCACTTAACATTGTACCTGTACCAAGAGCTTTATTAATCTCTAAAAGGCTTTCACGTAATCCTGCTGTAGTAACAGCATTACTTGCAGATAATTCCCCAGACAGAACTTGGGATTCAGCCATTTGTCTTAGCTCTATACCAGTTGCTAATGCCTCAGTATATGTTATGTTCATACTCTTAGCCATTTCACCTGCAGCGGCATCCGCACCCCCTAAAGCCTTTAAAAATTCAGCTAGTAAAACTGCAGGAGCTAAGGCGGNGGTTAAGGATTTACCTAGTGATTTGATACCAGACTTGAATGACATTAATCCTTTTCTATCAATAACACCCAGTAATTTTTTACCATCAGGTTTACCTAGTTTATCGAATTTAGCGGAAGCTGCTGTTCCTGATAGTGTTTCCCCACTTTTTGATTTTAATTTATCTTCTAAGCCTAATCTTTTAACCATATCTTTGGTTAAACCTTTCCCCGTTTTTAGGGAATTTTCTATATCTTGAGAGGTTTTTAAGGATGCTTCAGAGGCAGCCTCAAAGGGAGCTGAAAATCCTGATAATCCTGGTATTGATTTTACAGAATCCGATAAATTACTAAAGGCTTTAACACCAAAATTATTAGCTAATACTTGTGATAAGTCTTGTGTTTCTTGTAATGCTAAGTTAAGTTTTAAGGCACCTTCAATTTGATCATCAATAGATCCTATTAAAACTGTATTAGCTTCAATTTGTTTTTTAGTTAAGCCCGTTTGGTCTTTTAAAATTCCGGACCTTGTTAGTTGAAGTAACCTTATATTTTTTTCAACTTTTAACTGGTCACCTTTTAGTTTATTAAGTGCTTTTTTAGTACCTAATTCCTTTCGATCCATTACCGAAAGTGATTCTTGTAATTTAGATATAGAATTGGTAGATCTTAAAATAGCAGATCTTTCAGCTTTTTGAAATTTAAGGGATTTTGATTGATCCTTAATAACATTACTAATGTCATTTTGAATACTAAGTTCATCTTTCTGAATTTTCAGGCGGTCACTATCTATCCGTACTTGTTCTTTTAATAAAGAATTTTGTTCCTTTATTAATTCTTTTAATGTGATTGCATCTTTTTCAGTTTGACTCGGCATGGAAGTATTTTATTATAAATATTGCTAATTATAACTTGTTTTACCCTTATATGGCTTACTTGCTTCAGTAAATGCTGGAGTGTTAATTTTACCATCAGAATTAACTAAATTTTTAGTCCCTTTACCTCCATTTTTAGTATTTTCGTATGATTTTTTTTCTTCGGCATAAAAATCTTTTATTTCTGAGTAAGTGAATTTTCTTAACCAAATAGGCATATTATAAACAGAGGGATAATCATATCCACCTTTACTATGAAATAGTATTTGGTGAATCATTTTAAAAAGATTTAAACGTGCCTCAGGGGCATTAGTTATAGTCAGGCCAAAAAAAGTTTAGACCAATTGGTATGGTCACCTCCTCTCCATTATCCAAGATATAGGATAAGTTTACATCGGGTTGAGTAGAGGCAATATGATCTCTAAATGCTCTAGAATCTCTTGCTAAGAATCTATTATCTACAAATTCTCTAATTTCTTTTTTTTCTTCATTACCATCTACAGAGGTAATTAAATATTTTAATCTTGTAGTAAGTTCTGGTGAGTTTTCTTTGCTAATTTTTTTAAGGCCTGCTAATTCTCGATCTATTTGTTTTTCTAATTTACCCGTAGCTAATTGATAAGTTAAAACTGTACCAGTTGCTGGGGTGGTAAAACTAAATTCATTTTTGCCTGCTTCAAATTCAGATTCATCAAATTCTTTATTTTCTAAAGTTGACATATCTAAGGTATAATTTTGTCCTTTAACTTCAACATCATAATCCTTACCATATCCTAATATACGAGTAGCAATTAGAAGTGCATTTTTATCACCAACAATTAAATCATCAAGTTTAATATCCTTATTTATAATTACAGATTGTAATAATTTTTCTAATACTACTCCCTTTTGAATAAATGATTGGTTAGAAAGAATATCTTCTTCCTTTGCTGTCATATATTTTACTTCTACTTTACCACTTGATAGGGGATTGTCTTTAGAATATATTAAACCTTTTGATGGTAATTCTACTTCTTCGGTTGGGAATTTAAATTCACTCATAGTCTTTATTTGGTTAAAACGTTTTTATCAGTTATACATATGTAATATAAAAAAAAAGCTTGGCAAAGCCAAGCAATTTTATATAATTTATGTAATTGTTTCTTAGAAATTTAAGATACAATAATCAGGTTGAACTGTTAATTGTAATTCTACTGCTGCACTTTCATTATCCCAGTTATAATCTCCAAAGTTAGCTTCAGTAATCATAGCTCCTTTGATAATCCATTCTGAAACGATATCACCTACAGGTCCTAACACGTTCATAGTTAAATCTTTCTTATAGAAATCACTATACCCGTCTCTACCTGTTACTGATTCATGGTGTAATCTAACCCATTCCATACATGCTTGAGCACCACTTGGAGTAATTGGATCAAATAACGTCATTTGAATTGTGTTCCAAAGTGTTTTACCTTTAACGTATCTTGCAACGTTAATATGGTTCAACTGAACTGTACCTTGAGTTAATGAAACAGCTCCCATACCTTTAATTTGGTATGAAGGGATTCCATCTACATACAATATAAACCTGTTTTGTTGTTTCGGTTCAAATGCTGTATAAAATATTTCGTTTGGGTCTAATACTGCCATTGTTATATAATTTTATTATAAATATTTATAATTATTGTTTTTATTCAGGAAATGTTGCTCCAGTTGGTAAAACATTGAAATCTAGAATAATGAATTCAGCTGTTTTAGTTGGTTGTAAATAAATCTGACCTACTAGCTCATTTCTATCAATTACATCTGGTGTATTATTTGTAGCATCCATTACTACTTTAAAAGCATATAATCCTTGTCTTTGTTGTACTGATTCTAAGTATGGGTTTACATTTGCTAAGAAGTTGTTTCTTGTTGCATTTGTATTTTGTTCAAATACTAAGTTATCTGATACTTGTGTGATATATCC